GAAGAATAACTAAAGATTTTTTACCTTTAAATAATTCTCTACTATTAACGTCTTTCCATTTATATTGATTTTCACCTTCTATACTTTCATCTTTTACTCTTGTTTTAAAAGTTATATCTGGTATTGTAAACTCTATTTTACTTTCACTCATATTCACTCCTGTTCTAAATAATTACTAAAATAATTTAATGACTCTAAAAACTCTAATGGTTTTTTATCTTTTTTCTTACCTAATATAAAAGATAATGTCCACCTACCTTCACTTGAAGGATTCCATGTTGAATGTAATCTACCCACATTATATAAACTTGGTCTGTCAATTGTTCTTTCTAACACCTTATCACATTCACTTTCTTTTGCACAAGCATACTCTATAATGTTTTCTGTTTTTTTATTTTTTAAAAATAATCGTATTCTCTCTTTTAATGTCAGCATTTTTATTTTACTACATTTCACCGTTCTATTCATATTACTTTCATAAAATTGCACTACTTTAACTTTTTTTCTATTTTTAGGTTCCCACCATATTGTTTTACTATCTGGTGAACCCCAACTAAAACTCAATTTTACTTTATCTGATAAATCTGATGTATCACTATGAACTCGGATACCATCATTTGGTGCTGAATAAACAGAATTTGTTTTTATTCTATAAAGTCCAAGACTATCAATAAAATCTAATATAGGTTCAGTTTTTAAATCCTTATCTTTAAAATAAATAAACTCACAATAATCTTTTAATTCAATACTATCATATAAAGTAGGTTTCTCAAAATTAAAAGGTAGTTTTAAATACCTGTGATATAACTGCATTAACTTCTAGGCGCACATGCACTTGCGTGTCCATCTGCTAATGTAATTGTATCAGTTGTTGTTTTTTCTATCACTATGGAATCACCGGCGGCGTGTAAATAAAACTGACCTAGTGTTGTACCACCAGCATTTTTTACTGTACCTGTTTGTGTACCACCAGTTGCAACACAATGAACAAAGTGTGCTTTACCTATATTGTTAGCATCAGGATTGTTAATTACACTTCCCTTTACTTTAATTGTGTGACTCATATCTTTACTCCTAATATTTCATTGACATTATTATCTAAAAAATTTTCGACTTTAAATTTATCCACATTATGTTTATTACAAGAAACTTCTATTGCTTGATTAAATTTAGTAAGAAAGAATGCATCATTATCTTTATTAGCATCTACTTTCTCAAATATATCAGTTATACAATCTTGTTCTTTAGGACTTAATAAGTTAAAAACTTTAGTGTCAAAGAGTTTAGTTTCTTTTACCATGTTACTTACTTTCTTCATTGTCTGTTAAATCCATATCAACTGTTGTTTCGTCATTATTATTTATAACAGAACCATCAGGTGCAAATGAACCTGTTGATGCTATTTCTGGTTTTTGTTCGTTATGAGGTGCTTCCTCAAATTCACCTTGTTGTGCTTTAAACATATTCTGTGACATTTCTTTTCTTCTTTTTTCTAAAGCATCACCGACTTTTGCTCTTAGGGCGTCTTTAAATTCTTCACCTGCATCTGCACTTTTATCTGTATAAACACTGTTTATAAAACTTTTTATTTGTTCACTCATCAATACTCTCCTGTTTGCTCAGTTGGTGATGATATAATACCATCATCAATTTCTTTCTTAATTTGTTTATTCATTTCTTCAATTTCTTTTTCATTTTGTTTTAAGATATGCTTTCTAATATATTCTACTGAATAATATTTACCAACATAATCTCTCATACTCATTGCTAAATCTAATCTACTTCTTAACAGTTCTGTATCTTTTAGTTCTGCAAAATGACCATCTTGTAAATAGTCATATTGTACAGATTGTGAAATTGTGTACCAATCTTCTTCAGCAATAATTTTCTTTAATATTAGTTGAGTTCTTAAAATATCATTAAACAGTTCTGTAAATCTTTTTCTTAATCTTTGTACAAATTTTGTAAATTTAAGTTCATCTCTTGATATTTCAGATGCTCTTCCTAAACTAAAACCATCAGATGCTTCTAATCTACTTACTGGTACGTTCAAACTTCTGTATAATTTCTTTTGAAAATATTCAACATCTGACATTTCACCTAGATTTTGACCACCAGGTAATGTTGTTATATCAGTCCCTCTTCCACCTTCTCTACTTGGTAACCAGAAATCTTCTAACATTGACATATAGTTTCTATCATCTCTAATTTCACCAGTAGATGCATCATAAACAAGTTTGTTTCTATATCTTGCCATAACATCTCTTAAATACTGTTCTGCTTTTTGTTTAGGTAAATTACCTACATCAATCTTAAATATTCTTCTTTCAGGCGCCCTTGCTATTCTGTAAATAACAACAGCATCTTCTATCATTCTTAATTGATTAACGGGTTTAATTGCTTTATGCATATATGATAGAACCATATTTTGTTTATTTTGGTCTACCAAACCTGATGGACAAAATGCAATAGTATCAGGTGCTATTTTTATACCTGAACCAGCAGTGGATTGTTGAACACCTTTTTCATTGAAAAGATAATATTCAATATACTCTTCAACTACAGTTAAATTAGCATTCTCTTTAGGTCTAATTTTTTTAACTTCTCTAATTTTTTTAATTTTTCTTGGGTCAATATATTTTAATTCTGTAATACCTTTTGTAGGGTCTTTTCTATCAATTAATTTTTGATAAAAAATTCTACCATCTACATACCATCTTCTAAAAATATCGTGACCTTTTATATTAAAGTGCATTAACCTTAATATTTCTTTAAATTCATCTTCAATTTTTCTTCTTACGTCTTTACCAAATGGAAGACCGTCAATATTAATTCTAACCGGGTCTTTCATTTCATTAGACACAATTGCTTCATTAACGATATCTTCTATCGCCATGTCACATTCTGGGTGAATTGAAATTTCTCTATATCTACGGATTAAGTCTGCTTCTGTTTTTGCAGTAGCATCCATATCAAGAAACGTACCAAAGTAACCACCAGCATTGACGGTTTGAGTACCGTCATCTGCTTGGGTGGTTGTAAAACTTTGTTTCGGGTCTGCTAGTTTCTTAATCCTACTTATCTGAAAACCAAATAACTCTGCCATAATTTATTCTCCTACATCACTATTTAGTCAGTTTTTTAAGTAGTGGTATTTGACTCAAAGAATTGGTACTGCCATACGACATTAAAACTTTCAATGTCAGTTGCTTGACCATATGTCAATTCTATATCTGCAATTGACTCTGGATAACAACCTCTCAAAGTGTATGACTTTAATGTTGCACCATTTCTATCAAGTTGGTCTACGAATATATCAACTTGATAATCTGCTGGATTTGTTAAACCTTCTCCATCAGACATATTATTAATACCATTCTGCCATCTTTCGAAAGCATTTCTCAATTTAAAGTTAGTATCATTTAAAACACCAGTTGTCCAAGTATCGAATTGTCTATCACCTGCTATCTTAATTTCTCTACCTCTAAACGGTATAGTAATTGTACCTACTTTCATTCCCGGTAAAGCGGCGGAATCACATAGAAAAGAAAATTCTTCAATTTCTCCACCGACTTGCGTAAATCCTGGAAAAGGGCAGATAACTTTAAATTGATTATTTCTTGCTCCGCCTCCAGAAAGTTTTGCTTTAAAATCTGAAATATTTGCCATTTTTTACTCCTAACCTGCTATTTCTTCAAAAGCAACGCCAGTTCTTGTTGCAATGAATTTTAATGTTATGAAATTAATGCTCTTGTTAGGTTTAACAAATATCTCTGCTTGAAACTCATTTCTGTCTACAACGTCAGACGAGTTATTTGTTTCGTCACAAACTACCAAGAAGTCAGTAATACCTCTTCTACCTTGAACTTCTCTCAAAAATGGTTCTACTAGATTTCTGAACTGTGCCCTAGTAAATTCATCATTGAACTCAAATAATTGAAATTTAGATGCTGTAGATATTGCTTTCTCTAATGTAATAAATAATCTTCTTACATTAATTCTATCAAATGCACTTGGTGATGTTAAACCTGTTTTGTCACCGAATAGAACTGTTCCTTGTCCAGGAAATGTTACTACCGGATTTATTCTAGCAGGATATAATACATCTCTTTGTGCTTTGTTAGGGTTGAAAGAAATCTTAACTGCTCCCTTAATAATACCTCTATTTAATCCAGCAGGTGAAAACCAAGAGTCGTTAGTTAAATCTGTTCTTGCACATAAACCAGCAATATCACCGTTTAATGGTACATATCTAAATTGGTCATTATACTTATCGTACATATATTTGTAACCACTATCAATAACAGCATAACTTGTTGATGGTAGACCATCTGCA